CTCACCAGTCAGGTAGTCTTTGTAGTAACCCCTGATTTGTCTCTTAGTTAATATTAAAGGCTTAACCCTTCCTACTTCATTTAATCTAATATCCATTACATACTCCCTTTTTGTAATAAGTAAATTAACCATAAGCACACCACCATTCCTAGTAGTGATATTCTCATCATAATTTCATGCTTCATAAATCAACCCTCCCTCTTGTTTGCTTTATGCAATTTATATAAGTCTTTTGTGTATGCAATATCTATCTGCATATCTTCCCAAATCTCATCTTTAACTTCTTGCCTGATAGAAGCATCAACCTTAGTAACTAATTCAAACTCAGACTTCTTAGGAATCCACCATTGATGGTTCAATGATTTGTAAGCTGGAGATGGTTCACCTATGTCTTTCCATCTCCATTGAATAGCACCATGCTTGGTGTTGCACATTAGTTTCATTGTTGTACACCTTCTAATACTTTCGCTATATTGTTTTGAACATAAGTGGGTAGGTCTTTATTATCATTATCAGGATAAACATCAAAATAATCTTTATCACTACCCCATCCAAATATATCGTCATCAATTCTTTTGCATTTAATTAATTCAACATAGAAACCATCTTCATTTTTATATTCTTTAATATCTTTTATAACTTTATTAAATTCATCTAAACCCCAGTACCAAATATCTTCTCCATGGTCTGTTGTTACTTGATACTCATAAGTGACCTTATCCATTACTTACTCCCCATAGTTAATTGGACTTCATGTCCTTGCTTGATTAATCTTGCCTTCTTTTTTCTCATGACTGTTAAGTCACTAGTCTTAGTTGCCAGTGCCCAACCAAAGTTAGGCACATTTACTTTTAGTGTGTATCTAGTCATTACGCTGATTTCTTATGTAATAATTCATAAGCAACATTTATTAAACCATCTTCTGCACGGCCTATGTGTGAAAAGACATCAGCATATTTAATTCTAGCCACAGGGGGTAAATCATTAATATACTTTTCTGCCGCTTCTTCTAACAATAAAGATATTTCATTTAAAGTTTGTAGTGCTTGTTTTTTTTCTTGTTTTGTCATGTTATTTAACTCCTTAATTTTATTTAACATACCCTATTGTACATAAATATATATAAATGTGTAAAAAAATATTAATTTATTTTAAAATGCTAAATTATAGGATTTAGAACAGGAACTGCACTTAGGGTATCAAGAGATTCTTGCAGTGAATCTAATTCCATAGTGTCAGTGATAATCTTCTTATCAAAGGTGAAATAGTTTTGTGAGGATGTATTGGATTTAAACATGATTCTCTTTTGACCATCAAAGAAGAATACAAAGGCTAGAATATCGCAAGTATAGTTTTTGTAAGTATCAGACATTGCTCTTGAGTTCTCAGCAGCAAAGACAAACTTCTTTTCTTTAGTAGCTCTTCTACTTTTAACTTGAACTGTATATATAGCGTTGCCAAACTCTACAATTAAATCTGCTGGATGTTTTTCTTGGGTTGGAAAGCAGAAGTCTGCATATTCCAAAAGGAATGTTTGTACTAAGGATTCACCCAAAGCACCTAGTCTTGAATTAGCCTGATGCTGGTCTGATGTTTTTCTTGGCATTTTGACATAAGGCTAACTGTCTTGAATTATAAGCTGCTCTATTGGGGGTCTGATTTGCATATTTGCTCCGTAAAATTTCCTCCGATGCTTCTATCCAACACTCCATTTCCATTAATGCTCTTGTATGTCTAAAAGCCATCCATCCTGTTATGCCCATTTGAAAGGTGCAATCAACACAAACCATTTGTGCAAGTTCAGGGAAACTTCTCCAAACATGCCAGTGCTTGTCTAAGCTATCTATGACTCTTTTAATATCATTATCAAGTAGATACATAGCTTCATCTTCTGATATGCCATTGTCATCAAGATTACGCCCCACACCTATTGTATTTCTAGGTGGATTTGCGGTGCATTTGTATAAGTTACATGATAAGCCTTCATGCTTGACCAACATTTCTTTTATTTTATCCATATTATTTTGTGTGTACGCCTTTTGTTTTCTCAAAGGTTCTAAGTGACGACATCCCAAGAAGGGACAGAAGGATTGTAGTAAGTTGTGAAAAATCAAACTCAAGAGCTTCAAGTTTTAAATCAACTCCATTAGCAACAGCTAACCAAGTTGCAATAGGCAATATACAATAATGTACAGCCAAACTAAATGAACAAATCCATAGGATAGATGGTCTTGCTCCTGATACAAACCAGTTCCTGTTTTTGGCTTCTTCAGAATTAAGAGCAATTTGTGCTTTATCCAAGGATATAAGTTCTTTTTGTAGTTCATGAGATAGTTTTGTTTTTAAGTCTTTATCAACAACAAATTTATCTAAAATGTCACTGACTGGTTCAATAAGTTTGTCTATCATATATTAATTAAAATTAAATTAAACCTCTGAGGACTAAAGTAAACATACTAATTAGTATTGTTGTAAGACCTGCTAACAGCCAACCTTTCATACTATTTACTGATGCTTGTAAGTCATCAGTTTTTCTATAAATAGTCTTCCAGCGTTCTTCGCACATTTTCTCATGAACTCTTAGGTCTGAGTGTACGTCATTAGCAGTCTTACGAGCAGGCATTATTCTTCCTCTACTACCTCAGCTTCTTCGGTGTTGACAGCTCTATCAAATGACTCAATACAAATGTTTTTATATTCATTTGTGATTACATAGTCATCATAGGCTTCTTGAAGTCTAGCTAATTTCTTACCAGCTACATTTAGCTTTGCAGCTATAGCCATTTGATCTTCATTTAGATCAGCAGCTCTGTATTCAGTGCCATTAAATGTAATGATTACTGGTTCTTGGTTTTCCATCTTATTTTCTTCGTTACTCATTAGTCTCTCCTATAAGTTTATTAAAATTAAATTATATACTAATTTTCTAGCTGTTCTATCCTAGCTGTTAAATTATTTATGAGTTCTTGTTGTTCTTGTATAGCTTTAGTAAGTACAGCTATATACCCTGCTGACATACCACCAGTTGTTCCTTTTCTTGGTTCATCATCATCATTTGCAATATTTTCCACAACATATTCAGGAAAATGCTCTTCAACATTTTGTGCAATAAAACCAGCTTCAACATGGTCATCGTTTTTCTTCCAATCAAAAGAAACAACATTTAAGTTCATTAGTTTATCTAAAGCACCAATAACTAAGGTTATGTTTTCTTTTTCTCTTTCATCAGATAATGTAGCAAACTGTACATTAGAAGCACCATTGCCTACGATTCCTCCCATAGCAGTTGCTCCACTGCTTGTAACATTTGCATAAAACTGAACAAATCTGTTTGAGGAGTCAGTACTTGTATCTAAGTTAAGTACATTAAGTGCAGGGCAATTTGCTGTGCCTGTACTGTTGTAAACTCCAACTGCACCTGCTCCAGCTTGTGTTGAAGCACCTTTTAAAAGATGATTCGTTACAATATTGTTTACATCTCCTAATGTAGTAGTACCCACCAAAAAGTTGCCATTAGTATCTATGGTTACACGAGTCGTACCATTAGTATTTAATCCTAGATTATGATTTGAGATTGTGCCTATTTTTCCATTTGCTGATTGTGCTTGTAAGTGTATTTTTGCACCTGATGTTCTTTCAACATAGATATCACCATTTCCACCACCTGTTCCTTTAACATGAAGTTCTCCATCAGCAATCTCTGTGTTAATTCCAATATTTCCTGTAGAAGAATTTATAAAAAATTGAGCATTATCACTATTTTTATTCATAGTGCCATTTGTGCCATAAGCAATATGTAAATTGGTATCATCATTACAACCAATACCCCAACTGTTACTTGTATCACCTGTAGTACCACTAGTATTAGCAATTTCTAAATATGCTTCACCACCTATACCTTCAATTCTTACAGCACAATCACCTGTTGAAGTTGTCTGAAATAGACCTAAAGGTTCTGAAGCTCCAGTAGCATGAACATGAAGTTTTTTACTAGGATTGTCAATTCCAATTCCAAGACCTGTTGAAGTAAGTCGCATTTTTTCTGAACCTGCACCAACCTCAAACGCAGTAGCTGAAGAACCACCAACAAAAAGAATGCCAGTTCCTTGAATTCTGTCATTTGAGCCAAGAGTAACTCCACCAGTATTAGCTGTGCCTGAAAGGTAGAGGTCTTTGAATCTACCCGCACTACTTCCCAAATCAATTGCATTGTCTCTTAAAACATTAGTTGTTACATTAAATGGTTGTATATTATTGAAATCATCTGCAAACCTAAGACCAGTATCGCCATCTCCAATTGTTAAACGCCCACTTTGAGTACCAATACTTCCAACTGCTGAGCTGTCTTTACGGAAAGTAATAAGAGTTCCGTCTGAAGTCTTACGATTAATTTCAACAGGAGTATTTCCATCTCTTGTCACACCAATGAATCCACCATACGAACCTGAAG